CTGTGCAATGAACGTCTCAACTTCAGGATCAAGAGTGACGTATTCATCATTTTTCGAAGGATTAGACTTGTCGTAGTCAGGAGCAGGGTTAAGATTTATGTTGGAAACTGCTTCTACCTGTTGACGAATCATGTAAGCTTGGTGCTCTGCGACGTGTGCCAAGAGCATTGGGATTACCTGTTGCAGTGCAGGATTCTGCATTGCCATTCCCTGTACAATCTGTAGCTGTGCCATATGAGACTGTGCATGAGCATTGTGATCCTGATACGCATAAGCCTTGATAGGATTACCGTTCATGACCGTGAATAGCTCTGTCGCAGGGTCCATTGGTTTAGCCCCACGTTCTGGAGCGAGTACTTCTTCAATGTTCAAAGTACCAAGTGCTTCGTGCATACGCCTGACAGCTACACGAAGATCATGCTGCTGTGGAAGTTGCGTAGCCAACTGCAACTGTGTCTGTGCTCTCAAGATACGCTGAGACTCAGAGAAAGTATTCGGATCTGACACAGGTAGAACGTCTACACGGCTGTCAAAATCTGCTTTGAAGATTGATCTTGTACCGCCTTCAACGTCGTATGGATACTCTTCTGGCAGGAAGTCACGGTTAATACGTGAAAGAATCTTAAATTCCATACGCTGTGCGCGATGAAGACGTTTGTGAATAGCAGACATCACCTTTACGCCCTGCTCCATCATGGCAAGTGTAGTACCAACTGGTGCTTCACTATTCATGTCAGAAACATTCATATCAGCGACTGACGCAAGACGGCGAGAATCATCAATGATACGACCAAGCAAAAGGACGGAATTCGCCGAACGACAACGGTGTATCACCACCATCGATACGAACTCCACGAGCCTTAAATCCTGCTGGAAGGTTGGCAAATTGACCAGCATCGACCAAAGAACGCAAAATAGCAGTAGAGGTCTTCTGCAAATTGCCAAGAATGTGCGGCAAACCCATGCCATAGAAACCAAGTCCCGGAAGGAACTTGTAATGTGTAAACCACATTAGTTTCTGCTTTTTAGGGTCATTTTCTTCATAATTACGACGAATTGACAGTACTTCTTCGGTAGATTCGTCAATTGTAACTACGTATGGAAGCTTAATTCCGGTAGGTTCACCTTCGTCATCAAGGTCTTCAAAGCCCTCAATGTCAAGATCTACGTGAAATTCAAGGAGTTTACGTGTTCCCTTGGATTCAAACCTCTTAATACCAACAATATCTTCTTTTGCTTCGCGTACTTCATTGTCTTTTTCGTTCTTTGGCTCACCAAGATCAATATCTACATAGAAACCGCTGACTTGATGCCTACGAACTTCATTTTCATCCATACGAATGATGTGACAGAACCTTGGGGAAGTTTTAAGATCCGTCGTGTGGTAGGAAATTACGAAATCTTCTGCAGGAACGTACTTAGATACTGGACGCTCAAAGTGATAGTCGTAATAAGTCTTTTTAAACGTGCTACCAGAGAGCGGTAGATGGAACAACATAGTGTCAAGTTCATCGAAATACTCTTCCATTTCTTCTGTGAGTTGATAGTTCATGTAATCACGAACACGATCAGCCTGAGACAAGGTTTCAGGTGACGCTACACCCATAAGTTTTGATTTTACTGGTCCACCAGCGGGGAATAGTTCAGAAATTGCACGTGCTTGGAACTGCAGTGCTGCCTCAAGCATCATTGGGTGATGTGCGGCACACGCTCCCGGAAATGGATAGTCTACATCTTCAAGCTTAAGACCGAGGATCTCAATACCCTCTTTATATGTAGCTTCCCAATCCTTGCGGGATTCTATGTCGTTCTTGAATCCATCGATAAGGTCTGATGCGATTTCCTCAACATCCTCAGACTCCATGTATTCAATTAAATTATCTTCAAACTCAGGCTCTTCAGAGTCTTCTGGGCCAACGTTAATAATTACAGAACCATCTGGCTCCATAATGATTTCAGTCTCTTGATTGTCGCCAATATCATTAAGCACTACGGCTGTATCTACCATTTGAAAGATTTTTCCATAAACACCGTATGTTTAAACACGGCACAATAAGTATTCTATAACATGTAACTTACAAAACGTCAACGAAATGTGCTACCAGTAAGCTTTCCTAGTAGGCACTTCGTAGTCTGACTCTTCCGGGTCTTCTGGGTGTTGTAGGAACCACCCAGACTTAAGTCTGATCATGGCTTGTGTAAATGCATCTACATCGTCGTCATTACGACCGTTAGGAAATGATGTAAGTTGGTTAATAAAATCTTCAGCCCAAGCTTTTTTTGGAATCCAAACTCTACCAGACTCGACAAGTGGTGCGACGCTATGTGCTCGTGAAACTTTATCCCTGTCTGGAGAATACTCGTTATTGGGAATACCAGCACGACGAAGATCCTGTATGAGAGATTGACCTGAAGCTTTCTTCTCAATGATTACATTATCAGGTTTCCAGTCCTTATACAACTGTTGAGCTTCCGAACGTAGCTGCGGGAACTCCATTCGTCTGTTTAAACGATGTAGAAGTATTGCGTGTGGTCCGTCGGCTTTAAGAAAGATACCCCAAGTTTGTATTGACGTTGGATCTGCTGATGTCTTTATAGAGAAAGCAGTGTCGTATGACTGGATTACATATTCGCAGTCAGGCGGTTGAGACTTGTCCCACCACTGCCACCAGTCGCGCTTGAAGATATTTCCATCTTCCGCTGTAGGACTTTGTTGAAATAGCGCAGACCACTCTCTGCTTCCAACTGTGTTTTTAATTTCAAGCAGACGCTCAACAGGATAAGACTCTTTCCAAAGAGCTTCGCCTTCTTCTCGACCAAGGACATCATCTTCCTCTGCGATGGCTGGTAAGTTGACGACATCCCATTGTTCATGAGGTGAATTAGCAATAACCCAACCAATTAGATCTTCCTCGTGCCATCTTGTGCCAATAATAATAATTGCACCACCGGGCATAAGACGAGTATACGCTACTGACTTATACCAATCAATAACCTGTCTACGAATGGCAGATGAGTCTGCGTCTTCGCGTCCTTTAATAATATCATCGATAACCAGAAGATGAGCACCACGCCCTGTAATTGGACCACCAGCACCAACGGCGAAGTATGTACCACCGTCGTTGAGCATAAAGCGTCTAGCGGATTGAGAGTCACCGCTTAGAAACGTTCCGGGGAATATCTTCTGGTATAACTCTTCATCGCGGATCTGGTTACGTACTTTACGTCCAAAGTCATCCGCTAGTTCTTGCGCGTATGTCGCGAAGATTACGTACTTACTAGGATTTTTTCCTAAAAACCAAGCAGGGTAGTTTTCTGAAGTAAGAGCAGACTTTCCATGCCTTGGTGGCAATGAAATTGCGAGTCGTTTGATTTCACCACGCTCTACAGCTTCAAGCTTTTCAGCCAATAGCTTAATGTGTGGTGGATCTTTATATCCGTCGTATTGTAACTTGCAATACTCTACAAGACTTGACCGGGCTGCTTCGACCTGCTCTTTACGTTGCAGAATCTCAATAGCCCGGTGTAGTTCTTGTAGACTATTGATATTAAATTGATTCAATTACACGAGTCCGAATTGTGTTAGCAGCATCAATCATAGATGTTGCAACACTCATAAGATATTCCTTATCCGCGTCTGGAATCTTACCATCGTTTTCAAGCGAAGACATTTCAAACATGTCTTCAATGATATCATCCCACGAGAAGAATTCAGCAGTGCTGCCATCATCAGGGAAAACCATGACCAATGAAATACCTTCATCGTCGAGTTCTGGGAAGATATCGATATTAATACTTGTTTCAGCGTTCATCACCGTCTCCTTTAAGTTTACCTCGTGACTGTCGATCTGCCAACTTTGCAAGATTTCCGAACGCAACTTCATTGAGGCTGAGTCCAACATCCTTACTAAGGGCCGAAACATACCAAAGAACATCTCCTAACTCCTTGCATAATGAGTTTTTAAACTCTGGTGTAACTTCTCCATCGCTGTCACGATAGAGTTTCTTGATCTTCTCTGCAACTTCACCTGCTTCTCCACACAGGCCGAGAGCAGGATACATTAGCTTAATATGATTTGGATAGATGGCGGTCAACAAAGCATCGTCTTGATATTCATCAAACGTCAGAGAAGTATCTTCAACATCATACTTCTTTGAAAAACTTTGTTGACTGAGCATATCAATCGCAAACTGAAGCTCTGTTAGAGCCAAAGAAAGTTCAAAGATATCACCATCTTCGTGCATATGATGTACACACGCCATAATACGACGTGTTACTTCAGATACATGCCTTGCAACTGGATCTTGACCATAAGAGTCAAACCAGTCGCTTATTATCGTATCAACCATAATAACAGGATTTACGTAGTGAAAGTATTCTTCACCAGCGTGAATCTTGTTTAACTTGCGAGTTAAATACCACTCTGCCTTCTTAAGGTCAATAAGTGGATCTGACTTACGGTTGAACCTAGAGCAATACTTTATAACCTGCCACAGAAGTGGCTCTTGAGGGAAATATGCTTCCAATATATCAATTGGCTCATATTTCCTACCAGAAGCGTAGTGCTTCGGATTATTTACTACATCCATGTTACAGTCCTACGGAAAAGAGTGGTTGACATACACTCTACTCCGTAAACTGATTCGTTATATAATGCAAGTGTGTTATACACCGCAAGAGCCGCCTTTTCCAGAAATATCACAGATATCGTGAGTTCCAACAGCTTCTTCGAATTCATCACCCAAGTGTTGGATCGCAAGATGATACGGAACTGACGTGAGTGGTTGACCACCACGTGATCCATCCGGGTAACACGTAAATCCACGTAGCCCGTGAGCATACTTGGCAAGTGTTTCAGCCATTAAGGGCACTTTATCCTCGTTATTATGCTTTGAACCCCACGAAGGAAGGTTAATGGTCGATGAGATAGACATGTCTACATAGCTCTGAACATCGTATTGGAACTTAATACGACGCTCATAGTCAACAGAAAGATCAATCGCAGACTCGATATCTTTAGGATCTGTGCCGTAAAGGTCAATCATTTCCTGTGCTGCGCTGTCGATCACATACTGATACTTCCACGTTGACTCGCCAACGAGGTATCTGCGCTTATATGCTACTGCAAATATTGGCTCAATGCCTGTAGAAGTACCCGCGAGAATGCCGATACTACCTGTAGGGGCAATAGCTCTATTAGCAACAGGGC